CGTAAGCGATATTACTTCTCGTTCCCATATTTACTCTCCTATAAGTTTAAGGGTTAATAAAAGTGTGAGGCTTTGTTTATAATCTCGTTTGATACTATCGGCGACTTGCTCGAAAGCGTTGGCGTCCAAGTAGAGTACAGGTATCAATTTAATAGCTTACCTCTTCTATGTGCTAACCTCACTATCTAATGATACATTATGTATCTATAATTGCAAGTGTTTTAGTAAACAAAATGTATCTTATTTATATAATAGAATAGATTTATATGCAGGGTTTTTGGAGATTAATCGCATCTGTCCCCTCTCTTTGTCTCTCTCTCCACAAAAAAGCTAACATAAACAGGCTCTAGTCGGGCTGTTAGTCGGGCTGTCGGGGTAATCGGGTCGGGTCGGGTCGGGAAAGACTATACACACAATATAACACAGATCCACACCGGTAAACATACCAGGCTGGAGGCTGACCGGTAAGATTTTGCTGGTCGTCTGGCACACAAATACCTGACTATATATAAGAGTTGCAATTTGTATCCAATGTGATAAGCTAGAACTTCAAATAAACTTTATAGGAGAAGTAAATGATAAGAAAATTTGAACAAGAAGCCATAGTCAATCAGATTATGGAAGGTGTTAGCGAGAAAGCTGACAAGCAAATCGAGAAAGCGAAGAAGTCTGCTGACTACAAAGCAATAGTCAAAATGACAGAGAAGCTACAAAAAATGAAAGAGCAAAGAGATGAACTTCAAAGGAAACTTAATAAAGAAGAACTTGAAGTTAATCATGCCATATCTAATTACAACACAATAAGCAGTCATGGTGTTTATTGTCTTAAGGGTTTGCAGACTTATGGCGAAGACTACAATTTGGATTGGGTTAAAAAAGATTGGCAAGTCAAAAGCCAAGTAGCTGACAAGTTAGCAATAGCATTGTTAGAGCCAAACTCACAAGCAAGAGTCAAAGAGATTATTATGGCTATTGTTAATGAGGTAGCTAAGTAATGTGTCTGCAAAAATGTCCCAAGTGCAACCAAGACCATATTCATTATCTTGGTGATAACTGCACAGGCGAAATGGAAGATTGGCATTGTCAAACTTGTGATGCACACTACGAAGTAGATGTGAATATACATAGGCATTTTGAAACTATGAGAGAGGTGGTGTTTGAATAACAAATGAGAGAAGAAAGAAGCCCGACCATAGTGTCGGGTTTTTTTATGTCGGGAGTCGGGGTGTCGGGTTTTCGGTCTAGCATAGCTAGAGACACAGATATTACAGACACAAAGATCCAATACCGGTGATCTGGATCTGACCAGGTACAGATCTGACCAGGAAGAAAGAGTAGTTGACAATATGTATCCACTATGATTCAATAAGCTTTTAATTACAGGAGAAGTAATATGTCATATAAGATAATAAGATTTTATAAAGAGGACGGGTTTCCAGGACCAGCTCGCGAAACAATTAAAACTGGGCTAACATTAGAAGAAGCACAAGAACATTGTCAAAGAGATGATACCCGGTTAGAGGGCGTGTGGTTTGACGGTTATGATGAGGAGTAATGGATACATTATTTCTTATAACGGTTGGCGTATATGTGCTGGTGTTCCTATTGTCGGGTCGGGTCTAGTGATTAGTCACAGACTCGGCACGCAGCCAGCACTAAGGCCTTACACACACAACCAAAGGATCTGCCAGGCATGAGGCTCGGGTATGTCGGGTACTGCCATCTCGGGACAGCTCGGGTTTGGAGTTCTACTTTGAAAGAGTGCGAAACACAATGCCAAGAGTTTATCCGGAAGAGTCCAGGTTACCTGACCAGGAAAGGGTTGTTTATCTATGAGTTAAATAAAGGAAAAGAATTC